GTTCGCTCAGATCGGCCCGCGCATCCAAGCGCTTGAGGCTGGCGTGCAGCGCACGACGACGCGCACCCAGTACAGCGACATCGTGGACCGCGTGCCCGACTATGATCAGGTGCGCGACGCGACGCTCTCGTGGATCGACAGCCAACCCTCGTATCTGAAATCTGCCTACCAACAGGTTGCTGCACAAGGCTCGCCCGACGACGTGGCTGATCTCATCACACGCTTCAAGAAAGAGACCAACTATGTGGCGCCCGCTGCTTCTGCCGCTGCTCCTGCTGCTGCACCTGCTGCCGCAGCCCCCGCAGCCCCTGCCCCCGCTGCTGGTGCACTCGCGCCGGCCGCCGCCGCCGCTGCTGCTGCGCTGAAGGTGGTCAAGACGAGCCGCAGCGAGCCGCCGGCATCGGCCGACCCGAACGATTTTGATGCCGCTTTCGCGGAATTCGCCGCGAAGAAAGACTAAGGAGAAACGATGTCGATCACCACCCAAGCCATTCAGGGCGCCGCGCTCTCGCAAAACGCCCGCAATTTGCTGCAAAAGATCAACGATGGCGCGGCCACGGCGATCGACATTAACGCCTCGCTCTTGAATCTCGACGAGAAGGCGGTGGCGCGCGAACTGCTCGCTACCACCGCCACACGTGTCGGTATTGAAGCGCGCGAACTGCCTTTGCCGTTCAAAGCCATTGCGCTTTCGATCGCGAACGTGTAAAAATCGCGCACTATAGTTTCGTCTGTTGTACTGAGCACTGCGAGACACCCATGAAAGCGGGTTGTGACTGGCACTGCAAAGTCAGGATTACTGAATAAATCTTGCCTTTTTTAAAGGAGCCAACCATGGCCGCAGTTACCCAATACGGTGACATTTCCCCGCGAGTTGCAGCCTATGCTGTCTCGCAACTGCTCAAGCGTGGCCTTCCGTATCTCGTGATCGAGAAGTTCGGCCAGAGCTATCCGATCCCGACGAACTCGACGAAGATCGCCAAGTTCCGTCGCTACTTCCTCGCTGGCGCAACCGGCGCGGCTGGTGATGGCAACCCGGCGAACGCATTCAGCACGCCGCTGGCTATCAACCCGCTGGTGGAAGGTGTGACGCCGACCGGCAAGAAGCTGGCGAACGTCGACTACACCGTGACGCTCGTGCAATACGGCGACTACCTGACGATCACCGATGTCGTGCGCGACACCGCGGAAGATCAGGTTCTCGCGCAAGCGACCGAAGCGCTCGGCGAATCGGCCGCACAAACGATCGAGACGATCCGCTTCAACATTTTGAAGGCAGGCGTCAACGTGTGGTTTGCAAACGGCTCCGCCCGTTCGCAGGTCAACACCACGATGTCGCTCGCGACGCAGCGCAAGATCACGACTGGCCTCACCCGCCAGAACGCGAAGCGCATCACGCAGATCGTGAAGTCGACGCCGGATTTCCGCACGGAGCCGATCGAAGCCGCATACGTGGCGATCTGCCACCCGGACCTCGAAAGCGACATCCGCAACATGACCGGCTTCATCCCGACGAAGCAGTACGGCACCGTGACGCCGTGGGAAAACGAAGTTGGCTCGGTTGAGCAAGTGCGCTATCTGCAGTCGACGGTGTTCGCACCGTGGACGGACGCAGGCGGTGCAACGGGCGCGATGCGCTCGACCAGCGGCACGAACGCTGACGTGTACCCGGTCCTGTATCTCGCGCGCGACGCGTTCGGGCTGGTCCCGTTGAAGGGCAAGGACTCGCTGACCCCGATGGTGGTCAACCCTTCGCCTTCCGTATCGGACCCGCTCGCGCAACGTGGCACGATCGGCTGGAAGGCCATGACTGCAGCTGTCATCCTGAATGACGCATGGATGGCGCGCCTCGAAGTCTGCGCAACCGCCTAATAGCTGAGGCCCCTGCGGGGGCCTCGCTTGCGAACATCATTTAGGAGCACCAAATGCCCAATCAAGTTATCTCGCAGCCCACCACGGGCCTGTCGGAATCGGTCGTTAACTTCTCCACGGGCAAGCTCGTGGGCGACGCTGGCACGCCGGCCGCCTATCAACTGCCGGTCGGCTTCGTGCCGCGCTACTTCCGTCTGGTGTGTATCGCCAGTTCGGTCGCCAACAACGTCGGCCGCGAAATCGAATGGTTCGACGGCATGGCTGACGGCGCGGCGCTCGTGACGACGCTGACGACGGGTAGCGGCAGCGCGGCCTCGAAGGCGATCAGCGCGACGCTCGGCCCGACGGTCGTCGGGGCGAACCCGAATCAGGGCAACCTGAACTACGTGCTGATCCCGGCCGGCGCGTTCGACGCCTCGGCAACGTACGTGTACCAGATTCAAGCTTAAGCCTCAGCGCCTTGGCCGGGCGTTCCACCCGTAGCGCCCGGCTTCTTTTTCCTCTCACGGAACGCGTTCAAACACATGACCAAACACGACGAACTTGGCGACAACCTCGGCAGCGCGCTGGATGACGGCATGCCCTCGTTGAACATCGACAAGAAAGCCGCACCGAAGGCCCGCAAGGCCGCTCCTGAAGTGGAGCAGAAGGTGCGAATCATGATCGAAGACAACGATGAAATCCCGCCCGGCGGGCAATTCGTCCAAGTCAACGGCCGTAGCTTCCTGATCCAAGCGGGTCATGAGGTCGACGTGCCGCGCTCGGTTTGCGACGTGCTGGATCACGCCGTCAAGTCCGTGCCGATCACCGACAACATGAACACGGTCATCGGCTATCGCGATCGTCTGCGCTTCCCGTACCGCGTCATCACCAGCACGCGCGGAGCGTAAATGAATCTCGGGGAGCAGCTGAACGAACTGCGCTTCAACGTGTTGCGTGATCGCAGCGATCTGATCGCTGGCGACAGTGACTCGTTGTGGACGGACGAGACGTTGCTCCTGTACATCAAGGACGCTGAACGCCGCTTCGCGCGCCAGTCGCTCATCCTGCGGGATTCGACGACGCCGGCCGCGACGCAGGTGCGCCTGAAGGCGGGCGTTCAAGAGTACCCGCTGCACCCGAGCGTGATCTCGGTGATCTCCGCGCAGTACACCGACCCGGTCTCGAAAACGCCCTACGATCTGCAGCGCTCCGGTCACGCTCTCGTGACGCAGGCCGCGCCGGTCGAAGTGGTGTTCTTCGATCCGCTGGACCCGTATAGCTCGATGCTGCCGCCGGGCGCGCCGCTCGCATACTTCACCGACGAGACGTTGGTGTATGCGCGCCAGTCGCGCGTGACGTTCAACGTCTACCCGGTGCCCTCGGCAAACGAGGAAGGCCAGATCGTCGCGTTGCGCGTCGTGCGCCTGCCCATGACGGGCTATAGCCCCGATTGTCTCGATCGCGAGTCGGAACTGCCCGAGGACTATCAGCTGGACGTGCTGGAGTGGGCGGCATACCGCGCGCAGCGCACGTTCGATGCGGACGCGGGCGCGCCGACTTCGGCGGATGCGCACAAGAAAGCGTTCGATGATGCGGTCTCGCAGGCCACGCGCGAGGCGAAGCGCAAGATGTTCGTCGGCACCTCCGTCGCCTACGGCGCGAACGGCTTCTCGTGGACGCGATGAGGGACCATGGCCGACAATCAAACCCCGCAGCGCGACCAAGATGTAGTCGCCTATCAGTCGTTTAGCGGCCTCCGCAACGAGGTCACGCCCGAGCGTTTCACGGTCTCCGATCTCGCCTCGGCGATGAACGTCGATCTGGACAAGACGGGACGCCTCTCCCGCCGCGACGGCTACACGTCGGTGCGCGCGGGCGCCGCGCATTCCGTGTGGTCCGACCCGCAAGGTCTGGCGTGTCTGTTCGTGTCCGGTGGCCAGCTGCAGCAGCTGAACGCCGACATGAGCGCGACGCCGGTCGCCGCCCTGTACGCCGCTGATCAGCCGATGTCGTACGTGCGTGTGAACGACCGCGTGTACTTCAACAACGGCACCGACACGGGCGTGTTCGAGAACGGTGCGACGCGCTCGTGGGGCCTGCCGGTGCCGCCGCTGCCGGGCGTCTCGATCGGGCCGGGCGCCATGCCCGCGGGTTCCTATCAATTCGTTGTGACGCAGATGCGCGCCGACGGGCAAGAGTCCGGCGCGCAGCCGCTCGCGGGCGTGGTTGAGGTGCCGGACTCCAGCAGCCTCACCTTCACGTTGCCGCACGCCGTCGACTGGGGCGTGACGACGCAGGCGATTTATCTGTCGACGCCTAATGGGACAACGCTGTTTCTCGCCGGGCTCGTGCTGGCCGGGACGCGTGTCTGGGCATACGGCAACGATACGAGCGAGCTTTCGGCCCCGCTCGCGACACAATTCCTCTCACCTTGCCCGCCGGGGCAACTGGTGACGTTCTATCGCGGCCGGGCCTATGTGGCGGTGGGCGACACGCTCTACCCGTCGCGGCCCTTCGCGCCTGAACTGTTCGATCTGCGCGAGTACATCCAGCTGGACGGCCGGATCACGATGCTCGCGCCGATGGTCGAGAAAGAGCTTTACGACAAGGGCGCGAACAGCGGCTTTTTCGTCGGCACGGATCGCAGCTGCGGCCTGCTCGTGGGCAGCGACCCCAGCGAGTTCCAGTACGTGCAGCGCGTGCCGTACGGCGCGATCGCGGGCGCGGTCGACTACGTGGACGGCGCACTGTTCGGTGACAACAGCGCGGGTGCGCGCGAGTTGCCGATGTGGCTCTCGACGCAGGGTATCTGCGTGGGCCAACCCGATCTGTCGATCCGCAACCTCACGCGTTCGAAGTTCACGCTTTCTGCTTCCGGTTCTGGCGCGGCGGTATTCATGCCCGGCCCGAACCGTTTCTTGGCTTCGCATAATCTCTAAGGAGTACCAAACATGACGATGCGGCTTTCGACCGGCATGATCAATTACCTCGCCAAGCAAGGCAGCATCGACGGTGCTCTGCGCAATGGCTGGATCGACATTTTCACGGGCGCGCAGCCTGCTTCGGCAGACGCTGCAGCGACGGGCACGCTGCTGTGCCGCGTCACGAACGCGTCGCTCGCGCTCGTCAACGAAGTTCAGTCGGCGGGCTCGGTGACGCTCAACTCGGGCGCGGCCGGCTCTCTCAACACGTTGACGGTCAACGGCCTCGACATTCTCGGCGCCGCGGTCCCGTTCAACTCGACGCTCGCGCAGACCGCGCTCGACATCGCAGCGCAGATCAACCGCTACAAGTCGTCGCCGGATTACACCGCGATCGCGAGCGGCAACGTCGTGGCGATCTACGCTGGCTTGGGCGCCGCAGCTACGCCGAACGGCTTCGCGGTGGCCGCAACGACCACCACGCTCTCGGCGACGACCAGCAACATGTCGAGCGGCAGCGCTGGGTCGAACGGCTTGCTGTTCGACAACTCGATCGCGGGTGTGCTTTCGAAGCTGAGCACGCAGACGTGGAGCGGCCTGAATCTCGCGAACGGCGTGGCCGGCTGGTTCCGCCAACACGGCGCGGTCGCCGACGGCAACCTGCTCGACTCGGCAGGCGTGCTGCTGCGCATCGATGGCTCGATCGCGACGGCGGGCTCGGAAATGAACATGAACTCGACGGGCTTCGTTTCTGGCGCGACCACGACGCTGCAAAATTGGGCGATGACGGTCCCGAACCAGTAATCACCAGCTAGGTATATGACCGCACTCACCGGCAATACAGCCAACGGCAACGTCGCCTACTATCAGGGCGGGTACGGCAACTCGTTGCTGTACCTGACTGGCCGTTCCATCGGGCTCACGGGCGCGAAGGCAACGAGCCGCGTCGGCTATGTCGCGGGGCCGCCGCCGGTGGGTGCCGTCACGTTCTCGCTGCCGCACATGGCGCTGGTGGCGACCGCCAACATCGGGGCGGCGGTGAGTGTCGGCATGACGCTGCGCCCCACGCTGTCGATTAAGGCGGCTGTCGGCAACGCGTCGGTGGATACGAGCGGGATTCGCCTGCCCGCGCCGCGCCTGTCGATCAGTGGCTTTGCGGGCACCGTCGCGAGCGTCGCGCTGGCTCTGCCGCACCTGTCGATCGCTACCTCCAGCGCTGACGGCACCAAGCTGCGTTTGGGCGCCCCGCGCCTGTCGATCGATGCGGTGACGGGCGTTGCCGGATCGGTGTCGTTGCGCCGGCCGTCGCTGAGCATAGTAAGCACGGCGTTCGTGCCGGGCATCGCCGGGGCCGCGCTGGCGCTCCCGCGCCCGGTGCTCTCGATCGATGCGGCCACGGGCCGGTCGGCGTCGGTCGCCCTCCAGCTGCGCCGGCTCGCGCTGGCCGTGTCTGGCCATACAGGTGTTGTCGGCAAAGTCGCACTCGCGCTGCCGGTGCTGCGCTTCGGGGCGAATGGCTACGGCCCGCAGGTTGGTATCGCGCAGCTGACGCTGCCGATGCTGCGGCTCGTCGCTACCGGGCGCGTCTCGGCGGGCGCCCCGAAGACCGTCGCGATCCACACCGAGACGATGGCGCTCACGCAGTACGACAACTTCCCGTTCAACAGCTTCGCGCAGTTCAACGGGGTCACGCTCGGCGCTTCGGCTGACGGCCTGTTCGCGCTCTCCGGCGCAACGGACAACGGCGCGGCGATCAACGCGTTCGCGCGCGTTGGCATCACCGATTTCGGCACGTCGCATCTGAAGCGCGTCGATCGCATCTACGTCGGGTATCGCGCTGATGGCGATCTGGTGCTGCGCGTGTTGACGGATGAGACCCAGCAGCGCGACTACTTGCTGCGCGCGGGCGCGAGCGGCCTGCACGGCAGCCATGCCCGCCTCGGCCGTGGCGTGGAAGCGCGCTACTGGCAGTTCGAGGTGCGCAACATGAACGGCGCAGACTTCGACATCAACACGATCGAACTCAAGCCGACGACCCTGCGCCGCCGCGTCGGGGGCCGGGATGCGTGAGGTCGGCGAGGTCCGTAAGGACTTCGGGGATGACGCCGAGGCGGCGGCGCCCTACGTCGGCCACGCCCGCACCCTGCTGGGCGTCCTGAAGGATCGCATGGCGCGCGGCGGGCTCACGCAGCTGTCGCAGACGACGCAGCTGGCAGACGGCACGATCATCACCGTCGCGTCCCGTATGGGACAAGACACGGTGCGAATCTCCCCGGTTTCGGCCGGCACCCTCTCGCGCGCGGAGTCGCCGCTGTGGTTGCCGCCCTCGTTCGTCGCCGACGAGGCGCCGCCGGTGGAAGTGCCCGACGAGACGTTCCCGGTCGTGATCGGCACCACTGAGGTCTACTCGCAGACCTACATGAGCAGCGTCCTGTTGGGCGCCGTGATGGACAAGACCACGAACGTCACGTATCTGGCCTACGCGTGGCCCAATGTCGACCAGACGTTCGGGCTCTATAGCGCGCCGGTGCCGAACACGAGCCAGCTGGTGCGGCTGAACCGCGGCCTCAAGGAAGTTACCCGCTCGGCGATCGCCGCGCCGGATTGGGGCGGCCAGTTCGCCTACGACTTCAAGACGGACTGCTTTTACCTCAACGTGTTTGCGGCTACGGACTCGCGGTATCTAACGTCTAAGGACTTGTTTCAGGGCGGCGGCACCCTCACGCCCGCTGTGCCTACGCCGCACCGCAGCCTGTTGCAGATCACGAAGGGCGGCGCTCAGACCGTGATGAGCGAGCCCCTGATCTCTGTTACCGACGCGTCGTACCAGAATTACCTGTGGGGCACCACCAACTACTGGCTCAGCGACACGATCCTCGGGCGTAATCCGAACGGCAGTGGGAAATACGGCATCTACGCCACCGTCGGCAAGCTCTACGGCACGATCGGCACGAACCGGGACGCCCAACAGTTCCCGCTGTCGCAGCCGTCAACGTCGGGGCTGATCGCGGCGATGTATCAGGGCGACGTCAATCTGACGGACGGCTCGGCGCCGGAGATTCACGGCTACCCGATCCTGTGGAGCACCGCCTCGCAGTCGATCGTCTGGCGCGGCACCGCGCTCGGAAACTGGCGTGCGGTATGGAATGGTGGCAGTGACTGGTCGATCGCAACGCGCTGCGACCCGTGGGCGCACATCACCCCGGCAGGGAACGCGGTTTTGTCCGTCGCGGGCGTGCTCAAGCCAGTGCAGATCGGCACGAGCGCGCTCGACATCGGCACCCCGCCGACCGACATCGTCGACATCGTGGTGACGAAAAGCGAGAAGCAGGCGTACGCGATCTCGAAGACCGGCGCATACCGTTACTCGGCCGGCGTGTGGTCGCCGCTGGTGCTCAAGGGCACCGGTGCCCCGCGCTCCGTGCTGCACGACGCGGTGACGGATGCGGTTGCGATCGTGATGAGTGACGCGAGCGGCGCGTGGATTTTCAACGGGCACACGCCGACCGGCCAGCCCGTAGACCCGTTCAAGCTGGTGTTCGCGCACCCGCCGACGCGCGACCCGAAAATGATCTACCCGA